TTAGTCTCGCATTCTACCAGAGCGATGCACTTTCCGTTTTTTGCGGTTGGTCCCCGGAAATTTACTTCCGTGAACAGTTCTATCTTCATCTTCCGTCCTCCTTATCCGGATCATTTCATAATGCCGATATGGAAATCCGGTTGCTTTGTTGATTCCCTCATAAAAAGAATCCTTTGCTATGTAATATCCCTTTGGCGGTTTTGGTTCTTTCTGCCACCGGTATAAAATCTTTGTTTTAGGTTCTGGGAGTGGCATGTTCCGAGACGTAGAAAAATTGGCTTCTGCAATCTCATGATCCAGTACGCCCTCATCCACGTATTTTTTCTGGGTTTTCTCGTTTTTGGTAACATATTGCGCCAGTTTCCGGAACTCACCTTTTTCGTAGAGTAACTGCTTGTTTCGGACTTTCCCATGCTTCCAGGCTACAGCTATGATCAGATCAGTGTCCGGAATTCGGTTCAGAACTACATGGACGTGCCAGTTACCGGACGGGGTACATTCAATATTGCGGATCCAGCGGAGCTCCTGTCCTCTTTTCTTGTATTCCTTCTTGCAGAACAGGTAAAACTCTTTGAAATCCTGCTTTGCCTGCTTCATGTCCGGCGGACGTTCTTCTTTCGGATATGTGAGTGTGAAGAAGTAATCATTCACTTTGAAATACATCCGAAGTCTGTGACGTGCTTTCCTTTCCCTGGTCCATTGGTTGACCTGCTCCACTTCCTCCGGTGTGGCTTTCTTCTTTTTGGCTCTCTTCTCTCCCGGTGCTCCATACCTTCCGTCCAGATATTCCTGTCTCTCTATTACGTTTCCCAAATCATATGTCACTCGTCTGATTCTCATAGCGTGTCCTCATAACTTTAATAGTCTTATCAAGTTATTAAAAAGGGCGGTCGCCCTGTAAATACTTGACTTTCCAGCCGCTAAAAGGTACACTATAAGTGCTTAGATTATTCGTGTACCTTTATGGTTGCGGCGCTTGCGATATTTCTTTTCGCAAGCGTTTTTTATTCTTCTTTTAAATATGAAAAATTCATTTTCAGGAATATCTTTAATGCTTCTGCATCTGATGGTGCCTCGATATCCTCTCCGGCTGCGATTGCAAATACAACATCTCCTAAGATTGGCCATCCGTGTCTATCTGCGTCGTAGAAATAGCTTCCCAGACGATTTACTTCTTTCTGTTTCATTATCCCGTCTTCATCAACCAGCATGATCATCGGCATTTTAAATGTCTCATACAGGGTTTTTGTGCTTACAGTTTCAAAATGTCCGCCGACTGCTTTCTGCAGATCACGGAAATTATCAAAATCTACATCAATTACTGAAATAATGTTATCCGGTGTTACTTTTACTGTTTTCACTTCTTGTCCTCCTTTATCCTTGCACTTTTATTGTCTTTACACCTTTATCATCCAGGCAATCTGCAAAATTCTTCAGATATGCGATCGCCATCCGTTTGTGGTAATCCGCAGTCTTGTCTACTCTTTCCAGAGATTCAAGTGTTTCGATCATCTTGTCGATCTCTCCTACTCGGATGCTCTTACGCTGCTTTTCTTCTGGCATGTTCCCTCGCCTCCCTTATTTTCCTTTTCCGGTACTGCCATTCCCGTATCCGGAAATATTCCAGTGCAAATGCTCCGGTAGTAAATGTTGTGATTCCAAGTGCTGCATATAAGTAAAACAGCTCCTGACTTTTCACTGAGCATGCACCAGCCATCATCAAGATTCCGGTAATGCTTGCCGTTACGCTGAGTGTCTTTGCGATCTTGTAAAACATCTCTTATCCCTCCTTTGCTTGTCCAACTGGTACCGCTTACGCGGTTTTCTCAATGGTATATGTAATTTTCACTTTTTCCTGTTCTTCCAATAAAGAAATCATCACTTGTATGATTTTTTCGATATCAGGTTTCATGCTTACCACCTACTTTCTATTGAAGTTTATGCGGTGCTGGTTGTACTTGTTGATTTGTCCCGCTCTTGTCTGGTATAATTTTCTAAAAAATAGCGAAAGGACAATGCAGTATGAAATATCTTATAAACACAACTTATTTAAGCGACTCTCAAAAACGTAGGGAAAATGTCGAATTATCTTCTTCCTGCCCTTGCTGTGGGGTTTCTCTTTTTCCAGATCTTCTTTATGCAGTATGTGTTGATCACGATGATACGGAAGAGGACATTGTTTATACTTTCAATCACTGTCAAAATTGTGATGAATGTTTTATTTCCAAACACCCATTCGACGAAGAAAACGGAGATGGTTTTATTTACGCATCAAGTTCTCCCGTCAAATCCTGTGAACAGAATTTTTCCGAAGCGATTACTTCGCTTTCCCCTGATTTTGTATCTATTTATACGCAAGCTGCTCTCGCTGAGTCGCTGGGATTAGATCAAATTTGTGGTATTGGTTATCGCAAAGCCATTGAATTTTTAGTTAAAGACTATACCATTCATAAATCTCCGAATTCCAAGGACGCTATCCTCAAAGCAACTCTTGGCGCATGTATCTCAAATTACATTAAAGATGATCGTCTTACCACTCTCGCCCGTGCTGCAACCTGGCTCGGCAACGATGAAACCCACTATGTACGACAGCATCCCGACTACACGCTTAAGGAATTAAAAGCCTTTGCCGATGCCTTTATTACATTTATAGATGCTGATTTGGCATACGAAGCTGCTTTAAAATTAGTTACTCCTTAGGATCTTTTTCTCCCATCAATATTTGCTCTGAAATCAGTTCTCCTTCTAAAGTCCAGTATCTTCTCACGCTGCATACTGGACTTTCTTCTGTTCCTTTTCCCTCTACAGTGTCTGTTCTGATTACTTTTACAATTTTTGCTTTCATCTACTCTCACCTCACTTTTCTACTCGCCGCTTTCATCTGTTGCAAATAATTTTTGTTTCTCCTATACTTTTAAATACAGGCATTGCCGTGCCGAGTACTAGAGAAAGGAGATCCCTTATGCTCACAAAAGAGTCAAAAACCGTTCTTTATCACCTATACAAAGAATATTGTCTACGCCGTTCTAACGGTCTTTCCCGCAGTGCTTCAAAAGAATTTGATTCATCTGAATCTGTTCAGAAATTGCTTTTCCCTGATTGGTCCGTTTCTGATGTCGATGATTGTATGTGCGAATTAGGGCGCAATGGTTATCTTGATAATCATCATGCCAGTGATTTTATTTATGATTCCTCTCTTACTGATAAAGCTATCGTCACCATGGAAAACCAGAAAAAGGAAACTCTTCTTAATGTCGTAAATTTTCTGGCTCAATTTATTCCATAACTTCCCACGACTCAGAAACCAATTCTCTGGCTGTTGGCTGCCATCCTTTAACAGGATGGCTCCCATCCAGTCCCATTATTGTCCCGACATCTCCCTTTATAGGTTTTACTTTTACCTTATAAGGTTTCTCTCTTATACACTTGTTTTCTTCCAGTGCTTTCTTTGTTGCTTCGCAAATGTTCATTCTCTTCCATCACCTCATTTTTTCTACTCACCACTCTCATTACTGTGTTGCATTTTTGGGACGCTCGGAGCAAAAAAAATATCTACAGGATCTTTCAGATTTAAAAATTCAGTAATCTTAACAGCCTCTTCCAATGTAAATTGTGTTCTCCCATTTAACTTTGCATTCAGAGATTGCACAGTAATACCAAGATATCCTGATAATTTAGCCTGTGAAACATGCGCTTCTGCCATCTTCCCCTTTAATTTATCAAATGACATTTCTCCACTTCCTTTCGTTGCATATTTGGGATATTTGTATACTACACCTTTTCCATAAGGCTGTCAACCCATATATGCAACATTTCTTTAACGTTTTTTAAATATATGTTGCAAATATGAAAAAATAGTTTATAATGGCATTATACGGAGGTAGCAATATGAGCGAAAAAGAAATAAGTGAAAAAATGCAAGATATAATGAA